GGCAACCGCTTTCTGATACCCGTGGCAATGCGTGTGGCAAGTCTCACCGCCGCCGGGCTTATCTCAGGCAGGTGCATCATCCCGGCCGGGGTGTATGCGCCAGGGCCTGTGCCAAGCCGTGCCAGCGGGTCTTGCTTCTTTGTCTTGTAGTCCTGCCCGATCTCTAACGCATAGGCTTTGATCGCAGCCTTTAAGTTGCCACCGTGTTCAAAATGCACGAACAGATCGAAAGCATCGCCGTGCCGCGCGCCGGTCTTGGCTTCCCGTCCGATGCCCGCCGCCCCGTCTGATCCTGACAGGCTAGTCCAGTGATCGCCGCCGTCCTGGGTGGCGTAGCTGCCACTTGACTGCATCGGGCTACGCCAATCGTTGCCGCCCCTCGCTTGCCTGTAACCATATTTTGCCAGCAGATTGGCAATGGTTTCCGCCGAATTAAAGGCCCCCACAATGCTGGAAGTGTCAGTCGGTGCCTGCCGCGCCTTCCATTCTTTCCACTCCGCCACCTTTGCCTCGGCCTCGGCCCGTTTGTGTCGTGTCTCTTCGCGCCGCTTGATGATCGGGTGATCCGGCGTCAGGTGCAGCCGCTCGCCTTTGTGGATTTCATGCTCATAATGCTCGCCCCGGTTTGGCAGATAGACGATCTGGCCGGGACGCGCCAAACCCCTGTCAGGGATCAACACCCCCACGCTGGCCTCTTCCAACAGATCATAGAACGCCGTCATTGTGTCAGCATAGTCTGCCCCGGCGATAGGTTCGGCCAGAGGGTTTAGCGCGCGCCATTTACGCTGGTCAGGCAAGGACGACCGGCTGGAATGGATCAATCGCCGCGCATCTCCCGCAACACTGATCAGCGCCGCCTGTATATCGGCCATCGCCAGGTTGTTTTCGTCCACGTCCAGAGGCATTGCCCAGAACTGACCGTGTTGGCGCTGAGGCTCATGATCTCGGCCATCGTGCGGCCGATAGTCGGACGGGATGAACCATTGAGCCTTGGGCTTGGCAACGCTTGGCGGGTTTCCCACCATGGCGACGATCTCAGTTTCAGTTACACCTTGATATGGTTTGCCGCTCTTTTTGTGAGTGTCATACTGCCCGAAGCCTGTGCAAAACTTCGGGCGCGGCGCAGGCGTGACCGCGCCATGCGGCACGGGCATTGTCTGTTGAAAAGTCATGGATCAACCCTCACGCTTGAGGGTTTTGGCAATGATCGGCAGATCAGCTTCTCGGATATACCACCGCTTGCCGACGCGCTCAGCAGGCACTTGGCCAGCGATGACCGCCCCCCAGAGGCGTTGATATAATATCTCGCATCCTTGGGCCGCTAGGGCACGGGGCGCGTCTGTGAGGGTGATTTTAGAATCTTGCATAGGCTTCAACCTTTTTGGTCAAAACGCCTTGCCAAGGGTGCCACTATTACCTATTATGATCTCATGCTGTTGTGACACGTCCTGCAAAGACGTTGTTGAAATTAGGCCCGTGCTCTTCAACCAAGAGCGCGGGTCGCTCTATGTCTAGCGTAGCGATGCTCGACAGGCACAAGATAGCCGATTATATATACCCCGGCAACATATAGTTCACCCCCACGGCCACCAGCGCCGTTTTTGGGGTGCGATAAGCAGCGGCACAAGCTGATCCAGCCGCTTCCCGCGTTCAGCCGCCAACGCTTCAGCGACGGCCAGGTCAGCCCGCAGCCGCTCATTTTCCGCTTTAAGCTCGCCGTCTAACCCCCTGTCACGGATTGTTAATACTTCCGGCAATGCTTTCACCCCCGCAGCCCCGCGCAGCGTGTAAAGTCTGTTAAGTTCCGATGTATCGATCATCCAATGGTTGTCAGTGTCTTTTTCACCACTGATCTTGCCATTTTTAAGATGTTTCTGAATGGTAGGCCGGGAAGCACTGTAAACCCGAGCCGCCGCGCTCACGCTCATTTTTGCCATGGTGTCACCCCTGTCTGGTAATAGGTGTTAATAGCACACCGCTGGACAGGCGCGATAGAGGCTATTTCCAGACGCCAGATTCAACCGCAGACAGGCCAAAGGCGGATAACGGGTTTTATGTAACATTCCGCGACCGGGTGGAAGTCGCGCGTCGGTTGTGCTTTTTGGGGTGGAAAGTGTGTTGCCACCCCTTAGCGAGCGTTGGTCACTAAGCGGGCCAGAGCCGTGGGCAGGCGTAGGCCACTTTCGGACGGTTGTTTATTCAGAGAACTTGAGCCAAAGTCAAAAATACGTTCCAAGAGAGGGTTTCAGATGGCAAGAATGCGCATACAGGAAGGCGACAACGTCTTGGGTGAAATAGAAGCGGATCATATTCCGGTGACAGGCGACACCTTTTGGTGGAAAACCGCAGGGCCATTCAGGGTCACAGATCGTGAGTGGAATTTCCCTGCGGATTATAATGATGTCGGTCATCGGGTCACAGTTACAGTCGAACGGACCGAATAGATGGGCCAGCCCCGGTCATGACACCGTGCTGGCCCTGCGCCGCGCCTAAAGGACGCCAATAGGCCGCGCCTTGTCGGGGTTTACCCACTCACCGACTGACGGGGTTGCTTAGGCCGATGCCAAGGCGCAACCTGCCCATCTCTTTTGACGCAACACGGTTTCCGCGTGTAATTCGGCCAATTCGCAAACCAGATCGAAGTCAGCAGATCGCAGCCAATCGGTATCAACCCCGCGGGCCGCGTCGATCAGCCCCCGCAGCAAAACCATGCGCCACATGTCACGCATCCCAATCCACCAGCTTCAAAGCCTCGGACGGATCGACACCGGCCTCTTTCGCCAGTGCCAATGTCTGCACAATCGCGCCAATCGCCCGCGCACGACCACCAGCGTCAAACGCCTGCAATGGCCGCATCACGTCCAGCGTGACGGTCTGGCCCAGCTTCTCGCTGGCCTCTTGCCCGATCATGGCGGCAATCGGCATAAGCGCCCATTGTGCGAGGTGGCGTTGCGCTTCCCTCACCATTGGTCCGGTGACGCTGATATTGCTCAGACCGGGCAAAACGCCGAACACCATCTCGATACTGGACCGCGATGCCGCCAAGGTTTCTTTCGTCATGGCTCTGGACAGATCGGGCGACACATCGCTAGGTTTGAGGTCAGTCTGGGGTGCAGGCCCGCCCGCCGCCGTGACGTTGACGGACTCGCGCACCAAAACTTTACCTCTAAAACCACGAAAGCCGCGCGCCAGATCGCTCATGTCCTGATCGGGTGCCTCAGGGAACGGAATGACCGACGATCCAAGCGGCGCATTGGCGTAAACCTCAGACAGCACAGATTCCATCGTCTGCAACAGGCCAGCCGTCAAACGCGCCCGCCGCAAGGGGGATTGCCCAACGTAAGGCATACCCATGTCGCAACCGATCCGCAGATGCAGCACCTCAGCCGCCAGCACCGTTTGCGTGGTGCCGCCGCCGGTGTCAGGGATGCCGACACGGTATGCCACTGGCTTGCTAAACCGCGTTGTCAAATCCCAATCGGAACAGGGCAACAGGCCGGTGTCGCTAATAACGAACACCGCCTCGCCACGCATGGCCAGAGCGCGCGCAGCAAGCGCCAGGACACGCGGTGTCAGCATGTCGGTGCCGTCCACGTCCGCAAGGCTCAAGCCGCCTTCCCAGAGGCTCACACACCCCTGCACCGTGCCCGTCAATTCGGCCACGCCGTCCACGCCGCTGATATAATCGGCCCGCGCCTGCATAATTTGGCCGGTGTATCCGGTGCCGCTGGATCGGGTTTCATTACTCGGCAAATTTGCCGAGTTATCTTTTCGCTTAAATGGCCACATCACTGCGCCCTCCTGTAATTGCGCAGCAGATCGCCAGCGCCGGAATTTTGCATTGCCTTGGCCACCCACGCCGGGTTGCGGTCCATCGCTTCTTTGATAGGTCCGATCTCCACAGACGTTCGGGACGCCCCCGCCGTGCCCGGATCATCTGCCAGATACTCAGCCAACCGCCGGAACGCCTCAGAGACAGGCGCAGGCACACCACCCGCGCCAACCTGCGCCGTGATCCGATAGGTGCCGTCACGCGGCAGACAGATGCCCAGAGGCCCGTCCAGCAGCGTCAGGGCTTCCCATGCCTCACCTGTCCACACATGCGCCACACGCGACACCACGGGCGTCAGACGCGGGTGGAATTGATCGCCCCCGCAGCCCGTCAGGGTCCACACCACTTCCCGCACGGTCCATCGGTGCGAGGTATAGGCTTCAATCCGCGCCCAGATCATCGCAGCATCAAGCGCCGCCGCCGCAGTGGACAGCCCCGCCGGTACATCTGGATACGCCGCCGGGACCGCCTCAAATTGTTTGATCAGATCAATCATGTCACGCCCTCCATCTCTGCATGGTGCGGTGCAGGCCGGTGTCTGGTAGGATCACGCCCCCCGGCGTCCAGTTGCGTTGTTCGACTTGCGCCTCGGGATATGCGGGCCGCGTCACGACGCTCAACTCATACAAAAGCGCCGCCAGCACCGTGCGGATAATGGCGTTGTGTTCGCCGTTCTCAGGATCGCTGCCTTCATCCTCGATACGCTCAGGCTCAGGCACCGCCCGCTTGGGTGGCAACCGGAACCCCGGCGATATGCCGACAGTCAGCCCCGCCGCGATGCCTGCCAGAATATCCCGCACATAGGACACCTCTTGCATTTCAGGCGTGATCGTCGCCGTGAAGGACAGCGCATCGTCACTGTCCGCAAGATCCAGCGTTCCCGCGCCACGGCTGGCCAAAGGCTTGTCAAAAGAATGGCCGACAAGAAAATGAATGTCCTCTTCTGGATCATCCACGCGATAGGCAAATGCGCGGGATGCAATCGCCTCTTTTCTTGGCCTGCCGGAACGGCCCCCATCACTGAGGACCGCCCGCTTGTTATATGGAAAGCGGCCTTGCAGCGCCAATGCGCCGGATGCCCGCTTGCGGAGTTCCAGCCCGCCGCTATGACCGCCCCAGAGCATTACTGGATGCCCGTCAGAACGCGGGTCTGCACCGCGCGGCTGATGGTGGTGTCCATGGTGGACAACGCAGTCAGACGCAGGCCACCGGATTGCGCATCGGCATACGGATCGCGGATCAGATCGACCGCCCCCCACAGGCCCACGAAGACAGGCGCAACACCGCCCGCAGAGGTTGTCAGCAACGCTTTGCTTTCCAGTGGCGTTCCAGCCGGGGCAGGCAAGGCGTTGGCAGACAGGACAACAGTGGTAATGTATTTCATCAAACGCTCCCACTCGGTCACTGCCGTGCCGCTGATGAACGCGCCGTCCATTGTATCAAACACCTCAGGACGGATCAGCAGGCGCACCGCGCCGGG